TTATTGATTATTATAATTGTTGCAACTTTGATTAGGTTTGAATTCACCTGAATTTAAGCGGTTGAATATGCGAAGACACGCCCATGCATCAATCGACGCGTATGCTTGTTGTCCATGTGATAATTCTTCTGCCTCCCAATTTGATAGGCGTTGGCTTTTTGAAATGCGTTCATTGAAGATTATCGCATATATTTTTTGTAAACTACAATCTCCTATGTTATATTGTTTTACAAGTGATTGTAATTCAATAAATCCTTTGGGTGTAAATTCTGCTATTTTATGTAAAACGGAAAAATCATCTTTTAGTGACAGCCCTATTTTAATAATATTTTCGTCTTCAATAAAATCTTTTAATTCAGTTATAAAACCCAATTTGTTTATTCTGAATAAGAAACTATGGTTGATAGTTGAAATTTGAATTAAAGATACTTTATTAGTGCGTCCTTTTTTGAAAGAGGGACGAGTCTCAGTATCAAATCCAACGATATTTTGCTGTTTTAGAATTTTAAATGCATCAATTGCACCTTCTAAAGTATCAATTACTGATATTTGACCCGAGAAGATGACGGTAGGCATTGATGATATCTTCTCTTTTGTGATTGATATTTTTTGAGTCCTTGTTTCGGTCATTTATTGGCGTTAATATTTATACTTGCAAAGTTAGAGAAAATGATTGAATTGACATCATTTAAATAATGTATTTAGGTTTTATTTACTAATTTTGCGGTAAGAGTGGAGTTTGTTTAATAAAACGAATTATATGATTAAAACAGAAAAAAACCTGAGCTATAAAGTTTTTTCAGTGATAGTTCTGATATTGGGAGTTGTCTCGCCTTTTTATTTAATGCATTATGGCATTAATTTCTCAGATGAGCCTTATCAGATAATGAATGCTATGGATTATTTGCAAAATCCTTCAACAATATTATCGGCTTATATATATAATTTAATAGGTAAATGTTGTGGGTTTTCACTATTGTCTATGCGCACTATCACAGTGATTATATCGATAGTAACACTATTTATTCCTATATATGGGCGGGAAAACGAAGTGTACAATGTGAGTATGGTGCTTTGAGTGGTTAAACCTCTTTGTTTTCAGTGGGTTACGATGATTTTTGAGGAGATTTGATTGAAAAACGAAACGTACAATTATTTGAATTTGCTTGAATTTGTTTTTAATTTTGAGGAGGATAGTGTTTAAGTGGGGTTGTGTGGCTGTTTAATGCAGCTTTAATTTGGTTTAATTTATGGCGGTCGGATTGTCTTTTTGAGGCTCTCCGGTCGTCTTTCTTTATAGGTGGATAATTGGTTAAAACTACGATAAATAAAGGATTTTGGGCGTTGTGTGGCGTTGTTGCGTGGGATGAATGTGATTGACGATGAGGAGTGTTTGAATGGTGTTTAATGGGTGTTTAAGAAACCGTTAAATGGAGGTAAATGACAAGGCTGTTTTGGCATCGGAATAGTGTAGTCGTGTGGGGAACAAAACCTGTCCGTTTCGTTCAAAAAATGGTGTTGGGTGCTTAGTTGGGTGCTTAGTTGGGTGCCTTTTGGGGAGGGTGAATACTACCCCATAGCGGAAAAATAAGAGAGTGAAAGAGGCGTTTTTCGTGAAAATCTACCCCTTTAATGTCAGAAAAGATATATGAAAAATACACCTTAAAAATCGTTTAAGTTGTTGGTAATGAGTGCTTAAGTGCGTTTTTGTGATAAAACATAAGGAAAAACAGCATATCAGCACCATTTAAGGGGTATTTAGAGAATATTATTCAACACGTATTACACCTTGCACAATTGCAATGTTGTATATTGAAGATCGTGGCAATTCAAATGGTTCATATTCCGGGTTCTCTGAAATAAGTGTAATCGTATCGTTTGTGCTACCCGGACGAACTTTCTTTATTATAGCACCCTGATTAGTGTCTAAAACATACACCTTACCCCATTGAAAAAACAAATCGGAAAGATTTAGGAACTTACATGCAACGAGATCACCACTTTGGTATCGTGGGCTCATGGAATCCCCTCGTACAGAGATAAGGAAGTCAGCATCTTTGAACGAAGGCACAAAAAAACGTTCACATTCGGACAAAGCAACAGAGATTTCACCATGTAGGAGTCCTGCCCATGCATCAATTGGGACAAGAGGAATGCCACCCTCTGGTGAAGCAACCGGGATAAGTGTAGTTTGTTCGTCATCAGAATTAAGAATTCCTCCTTTGCCAGTTAAAAGCCACATTGGATTAATGTCGTATGAATTTACGATTTTTGCCAATAGGTCGGCTTTTGGCATAGTTCCCTTGATATAACTACGTATATTCCCCTCGCTAACGCCTAATTTAGAGGCAAATAATGTATTTTTACCTCCGGCAAAAGTATTTACAATTTGTTGTATTCGATCATGTATAGTATCACTCATGTCGTAAAAAAACATTTTTATTCGCAAAAAGATGCGTAAAAATTTTGATTTTTCGTGAGAAGTTGCGATATTTGCAACGAGTTCCAAATGGAACGGCTGTAAAGATAGTAAAAAAAGACGAGAAAATCGATAGAAAACGAATTAAATTAAAAAGAAATGGGAAGGACAAATGCGACGCGTTGCATTGAGGTAACGCAAGAAGCGAGAGTTAAATTGACACGTGCATTCAGATGTACGGCGAAGACAGTACAGGAGTCGTTGAAGTATCGCATGAATAGTGACAAAGCGAGAAAAATCCGTTATGCGGCAGTAAAAGAGTATGGCGGAAAGCCGATGCTATATGTGCCGGAGTGTGAGACGCTGTTCACGACCGAGCTTGACGGCAAGGAGTATATGCGTCAGATGTTCGATAACGGAGCTGTGTTGTTGTGGCATAAGGGAACTCCAGATGTAACAGTGAGATTTCGAGACAAGGAGGAGGCGTTTAAGTGCGAGAGTTTGCCACGCTTCACGGAGATACAGTTGTACGCAGAAAGTTTGTAACCATTCTTAAATGATATAAATGGAATATTACGCAAACACATTGTGCATAAGCCACTCGGAACTTGTTGCCGGAGGTATTATAAATTATAGTACCCTACGCAATTATATTGACGGCAATCGTGTCAAGCAATTGCAGCTTGGTGGCAATGGGCGCGAAGCATTGTTTGCTGTAGATAGTCTGCCCTTGAAATACCGTACAGAGGTTTATCGCCGTTACCCAGACTTAAAAGAACAAGCCGAAAGCAAGCCATTTATGGATACGATTATACCCGATGGCGAGGCAATACAGTTTTACGAGACCTACAAGCTTGCCGACGGCAGGAACTTGAAGGTGGAAGTGCAAGCGATGTATGCCAACAACTGTGCAATAATGAATGCCTTTCGCCGAGTTATAGAGACAGCCAACAGTCATCGCTTGCGTCAGTCGAAACCGAAGCTTAACAAGGCAGAATTTTGGAAAAAGGCAGCAGCTGCACTTCCGCGTCTTGCTGACCGTTACCCTCACTCCTTGCCCGAAAGCGAAAGACGCCTGCAACGCAAATTTAATGAGTACCTGCGTGTGGGTTATGAGTGCTTTATCAGTAAAAAATACCTGAATAAGAACAGTGCAAAGGTGGATAGCGACGAAAAAGAGGGTTTGCTTGCCGGACTTATGGCACACCACAATAACCTTGACAATGCTTTTATAGCAAAGGCTTACAATGCCGTTGCGGAAGCAAAAGGCTGGGAGCCGATAACAGCATCGGCTGTTGGTGTGTGGCGTGAAAAAACGGACCTTATAACGGCAGCCGGCAGACTTGGCGTGTCGAATTTCAGAAACCACAAGAGTATGCAGGTGAAACGCAGTCGCCCGACAGCCCCATTCTTAATGTGGACGCTTGACGGTTGGGATGTAGAACTCCTGTATCAGGACACGAAGACAGACAGCAGAGGGCACAGCGTCACAACCTACCATAACCGTTTGACGGTGGTTGTTGTGCTTGACCCTTGTATCAATTATCCGATAGGCTTTGCCATAGGAACGCACGAGACTCCCGAATTGATAACAGCAGCCTTGCGTGAAGCTGCAAAGCACAGCGAGGAGTTGTTCGGTGTTATGCTTCGTGCCAACCAAATACAATGCGACCATTATGCCATCAAGGCAATGACACCGCTTTACAATGTGATGGGTGATAAACTGACCCCAGCACGAGTAAAGAACGCAAAGGCAAAGGTTGTAGAGCCTTATTTCGCACACCTGAATAAGACCTATTGCAAGCTGTTCAATAATTGGTCGGGTTATGGAGTAACGACAGATCCGAAACGTCAGCCAAATTCTGAGGCTCTTAACAAGTTGCGTCATACATTCCCGGACGAGGCAGGCGTGCGTGAGCAGATAACACGCATTATGCAAATGGAACGCAGCAGTAAGGTTGAGCAGTTCCGTGCGATGATGGAGTTCTTGCCGGCAGAACGCCGTTTGCCATTGAGCCGAGAACAGTTCCTGCTGAACTTCGGTGCCGAAACAGGCTTTAAGAACGCCATTGAGGGCTGCAGTTTGAGACCTACATTGTTGGGCGTTAAGCGTGATTATGATTGCTTTGACATTCGTTTCAGAGAGCACGCAGGTACACGCTGGACAGTCAAGTATGATCCGGACAACCTTAGCGAGGTGCTTGCCGTGAATGAGGACGGCAGTCTTCGCTTTATGCTGAGTGAAAAGTATGTGCAGCCTATGGCTTTGGCTGACCGTAAAGATGGTGATGCAGAGCAGTTGCAACGAGTGCAGGAGTTTAACCGACAATTAGAGGGACACGTTACTACCCAGCTTGCACTCAAATATGCCGCAGGAGCCGAAGCAATCAGAGAACTACCGCAGGCAGATACATTGCACCGCTTACTACTCTGCGACAGCGACGGACAGCATAAGTTGCCAAAGGCCCAAAGGCGACTTAAAGCGGCAGAGGTTGAAGCCATAGAGGTTAAGACGGTGGAAGTTCCTGTAATACCGCAGGGAGCAGCAGCAACAGATATAGACGATTATTCAATTTTCTAAAAAAATACAACGATGCAAAAGGACGAAAGAACACAGATTGCAGCACGTCTTAAAGACTACTGCGTACAAAAGGGCAGCCAGAATAAGGCAGCTAACAGTTTGAATGGCGTGAGCTCTGCCACAGTGAGCAAAGTATTAGCAGGTGATTGGGACACCATCAGCGACGAGATGTGGCGTACAATAGCCTCGCAGATAGGACACGAAACAAGAGGCTGGCAGATAGCAGAAACACGAGCTTACAAGCGTATGGCGTTCCTGCTGAACAATGCAAAGACTGACAGCCTTGTGATGGCGGTAACAGGTGATGCCGGTTGTGGCAAGACAGAAGCCATCAAGAACTACACAGCAGCCAACAAGAATGTTTATCACTTGTGCTGTTCCGAGTATTGGAACAGGCGCACATTTATGGGCAAGCTCTTGCAGTGTATGGGCGTGGATTATACCGGCTCAACCGTAAGCGATATGATGGACGACATTATCGACACCCTTAAACGCAAGGAAAGCCCTCTTATCGTGCTTGACGAAGCCGATAAATTGACAGACCAGGTATTCTATTTCTTTATCAGTCTTTACAACCAGTTGGAGGACCATTGCGGCATTATCCTTTGTGCTACCAACTACCTTGAAAAGCGTATCAAAAAGGGCTTGCGTACCAAACGCAAGGGCTATGAGGAGATATACAGCCGTATGGGTCGCAAGTTTGTGGAGTTGCAGGTCATCAACAGCGAGGATGTGGCAGCAGTGTGTGTGGCCAATGGTGTAACTGACGCAAAGGATATTAACCGAATTATTGACGACTCAGATTGCGACTTGCGACGCGTGAAGCGTGCAGTGTGGGCAATGCAGAAAGGAGGCAAGCAATGAACTTAAACGAAGCAAAAGATTATTCTATGGATAATGGACGGTACCCTGTGTTTTTTGGTACACAGGTTGGCTTGGATTTTAAGCTAAAATCCAACCCTGAATACTATCCAAAGGTTAATAATCCTCGTAGGGTTGTAATTAGGGTGAGTAGTTTTATTGGGATTTGCGGTGATGCTCGCCATTATTATGCAACCATAGAGGCAGACGGTATAAGCATTTGCTATGATGAGCAAACGGAATCAGGTATAAAAACTTGGACGGTTAGTGGTTATCTCGGGGAGGAATTTAAGAAACTGCCATCGCATATTCGTGACTTGTATTCCTCAAAATATATAATAGACGTCTGCAGGAGGGTGACCACAAGCGATATTCAAAAGGACCCGCATCGTTGGGAGGGTTATGAGGTGGGTGATAAAACCCCCGCATTTGATACAAGGAGTTCAGCAATAAGCAAAGCAAAAGCCATCGTGAAAGCAAGATTTTCAAATGGTTGGCAAGTGGAAGTAAGAGAGTAGTTTTTATGGCACGCGCGATAAGCAATAAGAATGTACTAACCGCAAAGTTTGAGGTTGCCGAGTTTGACGGGGAATTTCTCGCCAGCTTCGGCAAACCTGAACTGCGCGGTGCGTGGTTGATATACGGCGGCAGTGGCTGCGGTAAAACAACTTTCGTGATGCAGGTGTGCAAATACCTTACCCGCTTCCGTCGCGTTGCTTACAACAGCCTTGAACAAGGTTTGTCGCTGTCTTTGCAAAAGACTTGGGAACGCGTCAATATGCAGGAGGTCGGCAATAGGATTATTCTACTGAATAAAGAGAGCCTGAAAGACTTGCGTATCCGTTTGCAGAAGAAGCAAAGTCCTGATGTGGTGGTAATAGACAGTATTCAGTATTGGCACGGCTTTAAGTGGAGTGATTTTACCAATCTTAAAGACGAGTTCCCTGAAAAATTATTTGTGTTTGTCAGCCACGAAAAAGGCGGTTTGCCTGATGGTAAAATGGCACAAAAGATTAGGTACGACAGTGAGATAAAAATCAGGGTCGAGGGCTATAAGGCATTTGTTACCACTCGCTACGAAATGCCGGAACTTGGCGAGGGAGGTGCGGACTTCGTCATTTGGGAACAGGGCGCACAAGATTATTGGGTAGATAAAATGTAAGAGTATGGCAGAAAACAAAACAATGGACAGCATCCACAAAGGCATATTAAAGAAGTTCCACACTCTTTGCAGTGTGCTGGGCTTGTCGGAGGACGAGAAACGTGCTATCGTGGAAAGCTACGGTGTAGAGAGTAGCCGAGATATGGACACGCACGACTTGATAAATGTGTGTGCTAACCTTTCAGCCCAGGTGAACAAAAAGAACGGCACAGGCGACCTTGACAAATTGCGTAAGCGAGTGATGGCAGCCATCGGCAGTTATCTGCACAGTGTAGGTAAAGAGAGTAATGCAAGCGTCATCAAAGGCATTGCTTGCAGGGCAACAGGGTATGAGGAATTTAACAAGATACCCCGCGAGAGATTACGCAACCTTATTGCGACATTCAACAACAAGGTAAAAGATGCCGAGGGGGTTGAAGCAGCACTCAAGCAAACAAGAAAACCGGGTTTTATTGGAGTAATAAAACCGATTGGAGAAGCATAAAAGAGATAATAAACAATATTTAATCACTTATTAAAAACAAATAATATGAGAAAAGTAACAGAAGAATTTCTAAACAAAAAGAAGGTGGAGATCCTTGATGGGGCTACATGGTTGGCAGAAACAGAACGATCGGAGTTTTTCAGTGAGCTTGCCGACTGGGCGTATGCCCAATATGAAGCATTGTTAGTAGAAGATGAGTGCGAAATGCAGGATTACGAAAATGACAACCAATAAAATTTAAGACAATGAAAGAGAACTTAAAAAGAGTAGCAAAGTATTTTACCAACATTTTTTATGTGGCATTGGTAGCCCCTGTTATTTTTGCCAAAGCGATATTGAACCCAATGTTGGGTTTAATAATAGCATTAATTTATGCTATATTAAATGACCATGACAAAGCGAGTGAGGCACTAAATGGCATAGCAGATAAATTTGAATAACAGTATTAAATAACCCGTTAAACAGCGTTTAACACAAAACTTTATAACAATGGCAAAGAGAGAAAAGAAGACAATTATCAGTGGAGTAACCCGAGAAGTCGCCGACGAAGCATTGGCAACATACGCAATGGCTGACGCCCAGGCTGCGAAGATTGCAGCCGATATAGAGTTGCAATGTGTAAAAATCAGAGAGAAGTATGCCGATAAGCTTGCAGAGTTGGAGGGACAAAAGGCAACAGCGTTTGACACCTTGCAGGCATACGCCAGTGAGAATAAAGGCGACTTGTTCACAAAGAAAAAGAGCCTTGATATGGTGCATGGCACTATCGGTTTCCGTACAGGGACACCGAAGTTGAAGACCTTGAAAGGGTTTACATGGGCAAGTGCGTTGACCTTGGTAAAAGAGTTCCTTCCAGGATATATCCGTCAGGCAGAAGAAATAGCCAAGGACAAACTGCTTGCAGACCGTGATTATAAAAACATGCCAGAACAAATGGCTAAGTGTGGTATCCAGGTGGCACAGGATGAGACATTTTTTGTAGAACCGAAACGGGAGGAGGTAGTTTAATGGAAAAGCAACCAAAAGAGCAAAAGATCTTCCACCGATACAACCGAGTGGTAGAAGTGTGTGGGAAGTGTGGCGGGCGAGGAAAAATAACAGTATGGCCGGAAGCGGACATCTTCAAGCTCACGAAGCCGAAAGAAGAAAAATGCCCGTTGTGTGAAGGTAGCGGAATGTTGCAAAAGACTATAACGACCACGATAGATTTGTCACCGTTCAAGCGCGAATAAAAAAGCCCCGGCTTCGTCTGCCAAAGAATGGAAACAAGAACCGGAGCATTGTATGTAAAAGGACAATGCAAAAATAATGAATATTTGGCAGATGGAGAAACAAAAGCACCACAAAAGCACGTTGTCGCGAGTAGCCATGATAAAAGCTATCACCGAGCAACATTATGAACCGGGCAACAACCGACGATGTTACAAGCAAGTGTGGCGACACTATGTTTTCCCGAAATATGGTTGTTGTTATCGCACCTACCTGAATTATTTGGGCATAGAGCCAGAAAAGGTGGAAGCGAAAGAAGATTCAAGGCAGTTGCGCCTATTTAGCGAAGACCCCGCGACTTAATCGGTTGCGGGGTTGTTTTTGATATTAAGATTATCTATTTTCACCCTTTGCAGAGAGTTAAGCATTGCGGAGGTATCTTGAGCCCGGGTTATGTAGCGTTCCACGCTTTCAATCAGTTCGGCATGGTCGTGATTGGTGGCAGATGTGGTGAGCATAAATCCGGCAAAGTTCTCCCCGCGTAGTCCTTGCATAGCTGCATTTACTTTGTTAAGCAGGTCCAGGAACGCCAGTGCTGTGTCCTGTTTCGGGTCTGCGCTGCCATTGTAGGAAACTGCATCGGTAACAATGTGGAGTCGCACGGCAATATCTGCCATTCGTGCCCTGTTCTGCTGCTGTCTCCACTCAATCGTTTCAAATTCTATGAACACCGCAGGGCGTGGCCACACTGCACCCCCTGAAAGAACGGCAATGTTGTTATTCCAAAGATCGATGTGCTTAATGTCTGGCACCTGTGCAGTGAGCCTGCCACAGATAGCCTTGTAAATTTGTAGTCTCATAAAAATTAAAATTTTTATTCGGATTATCGGCTACACTCATTGCAAGTGTAAGTAAACTTCCACTCACTCGTTTGCACGATAATTCTCATTTTTTCAATACTCTTGTTAGTTGAACATTAAAATCTTTGAGGTTGTCGGAAATAACCCCTTTTATAATCTCCTGTGTTCGTTTGCCGTCGCCGATAAATTGACGCTGTGGCATCTTAAATCTACGCATATGGGCTTTTACTTGATGCGTTTTGCCCTTTTTGCCTCTACGGATATGAGCTTTGACCGGCTTTGTTCCTGTTCCACCCTCATTGTGTATTGAAGCATAAGGAACAGCGGAGGAAAAACGGACACCATTACCCCGCACCTCGCTTTTGATGGACCGCCTCATTGTGCCTGTAACCATCAGCAAAGTACCTTTTGCGTTGGGGTTAGCTCGCTTTTTCCATTTGTCGGTAAAGAATGCTTTGCGTTCAAAGTTCTTGTCGAACTCCTCGGTCAGTTCCACACGCATATCTGAAAGAATGTTGCGTTTGAGCTGTTCGCCGTCTAAAATATCAGCCATTTTGTTGTTTTTTAGGGTTAAGTGCTTGTATTCAAAATAATTTTTGTAATTTTGTGGCGTATGAAGCAAACTCCGCAAATAGTCAAAGACGCCGCCAAAGAACTAATTAAGGCTTATGGTGGCAAAGTTGACTTCCTTGGCAAGTACGAGGGGGCGGATGCTTATATGTACCATTTCCCTGATGATAGTTCTACCGGTTTCCCGTTTGTTTACATTCATAAAGACGACAAGGTTACTGAAATTACAGGCTTTGAAGCCCTTGATATAGTAAATTTACTTGTCGAAAATCTCGATGAATTGAGTGTCGAATAATTTATCATCAATTCTCATTATACCGCGACAACCGTGTTGCGAAGAAGCACCCATTCTGGCAAGATAATTGATGTCTCTATTTTCTCTACCGGAACCTATTGAGTTGTCGTGCTGTGGCTCAATATATCGTAATTCTCCGTCTCCAAAGCGTTGTAGAACGGTCATGTGACCACCTCCACCTTTCCAACCAATACTTAGTCCATATATGCCCGGCTCTTTGCAGGTCTCATTAAAAAATTCCAACCACCTCTTTTGTGTCATTTGTTTGTATTTTTTACGAGCAAGCCAGTCGTTGATACTTGTGTGGGTTGCTTTTGTGCCATCTGGATTTTTCCATATTTCCCAAGCATTATATCCTCTGCTCAAATAATCAAGCTTAGAGCCTGATTTGTTTTCTTTGGCAGTGATGTTAAAACCACGAGAACGCAAAACATAGGCGGGGGTACAGGTTTGGCAATTTATGCCATAACCTTTGCTTTTCCCATAGTTCGGATTTGCATTTTGTTTATCCGCTTCCTCAACAGACATAGGTTTCCCCTTAATAATGCCGAGAGCCTGTTCTATTTTAAGACAGTTCTCTGCAATAGCCTGTTTTTCGCTTTGTGTCAAAGTATCGGGAAGTTCTGCTATTATATCCTGAATGTGTTTAGCTCTCATTTCCTCAGCAGAAACCTTTTCAATAACAGCCTTTGCAGCTTTCGGAGATTTTCCGCATCAACCCTGCCATATCGCTTTATTTGGGAGTGTTTACGAAGCCTGACACCTACACCTTTGTTGAGATTAAGACAATTCAGAACTATGCCGGTGGTCGTATTCGCCAGATGGGAGTTTGGTGTGGAGAGAAAGCTTTCGCAGCTGCTGATGTGGTGGCTATTCAGGGAATGGCAGATGCTCTTGATAAGGTAAATGCCCCTTTGTCGGTGCTATATGCACCAAAAGTGGAGGATGTGACAAAACTCCCGACTGATGTAGCAGGAGCAAATCAGTTCCGTGAAAGTGTCGTTATAGGTCAAGCCGGTAGCGGAACAGGTGCAGAGCTCTACACCGCGGAAGCAAACAAGACAGTCAAATCGACAGTTTCGTGTCTTGGTGTAATGCTTGGCCTATTGTCCGCAGCAAAGGTACACCAGTCTATAAGCTGGATTAAGAACTTCCCCACAGGCATAACTTTGCCGGCTTTTGGTGACGGAACTCTTTATCGTAGCCTTGACAGTGCTCTTGTTGAGCAGTTAGACGCAGCACGTTATATGTTCCTTGTTACTCAAATCGGACAGTCGGGCAGTTATGTGAACGACAGCCACACGATGGACGCTGCCACCAGCGACTACGCAATGATTGAGAGTGTGCGTACAATGGATAAGGCGGTGCGTGGTGTTCGTACCTATTTGACCCCAGAACTTGGCGGTAATGTGTATATAGACGCAAGCACAGGCAAGATGCAGGCGTTCAGTGTTGCCCACCTTGAAACAACGGCCAACAAAGCCCTTGAAGATATGGAGAAAGCAGGCGAACTGAGCGGCTATAAGGTAGAGATTGATCCCGAACAGGATGTGTTAAGCACCAGTGAGGTAGAAATCGTTATCAAGCAGGTTGCTGTTGGTGTAATGCGTAAAATCAAAGTAAGAATCGGTTTTGCTAAATCAGTATAACAATGGCAAGTATTATCAATAACGGCATTCCTTTGGTGAATGGTATGCTATACTCCTGGGCTGACATAGTAGCAGCCATTAGCGGTGTACCTGTTACAGGTATTACAGGCATTGAGTATGGCGATGATCAGGATGTAGTGAACAAGTACGGCGCAGGTCGCCACCCCGTAGGGCGTGCAAAGGGGCGAATAACCCCATCTGCGAAAATAACCCTCTATCAGGAGGAAGTCGAAGCTTTGCAACGACAAGCCCCATTTGGAAGATTGCAGGATATTGCACCCTTTGATATTACAGTTACCTATATACCCGATAGTGGTATTGTAACAGTGGATAAAATCCGCAACTGTCAATTTAAGGCGAACAGCCGTAAGTGGAAAGAGGGCGACACAGGTCAAGAGGTAGAACTCGAACTTGTAATCTCGCATATCGAATGGAATAAGTAACAACCCGTCTTCCCGGTGCTTTATGGCATCGGGAGGACATAATAAAAAAGCAATATGGAAAACAAGACAAACGAACAGGAAGTAAGAACAGGTGAAACTTTTGACGGCGGAATTACAGAGGAGCAAATCAAGGCTTGGAAAGGCAAGCACGGCAAGGTAGTACGTATTGATGTTGTCGATGATGGGGACTTACACGTGGGCTATTTCCACCGCCCCCGACTTGAAACAATGTCTGCTGTTTCAAAGATAGCAAAGACTGACGAACTGAAAAGTTCCGAAGTTTTGTTTGATAACTGTTGGCTGGGCGGTAGTCCTGCAATGCGTACTGATGCAGTCCTTTTCTTGGAGGCAACAAAACAGTTGGGCACAATGCTTAATAGTTGCCGTTCAAGCCTAAAAAACTTGTAGAGGCACACCAACTTTCAGACAGTGATAACGAAGACGGTTTTGAAAAAGGTTGTGCCTTAATACGGGCTAATTTAGGGATTGACCCTAGCATTGGCGATTATGAGGATTGGGCAGAAAATTATGCGCAAGCCTTGTGGTTGGAAAAATGGAGGTTGAAAAACCTAAATGAAATGTTGGCGAAAATGTTCAGCTCGGAAAATGGTCAATGATTGCGGTAAGAAGACCACCACACCCACCATGGCGTTGTTGAAGAGTTTCCTTTTGGCTGTTTGCCAGTGAAAGCAGATAGAATAATTTGGAACATCATAACAAAAAGACCGATTATGCCCAACGCAACCGCTGCACATACACCCCAAACTATTATTTGCAAAAAGAAATCTATCATATAGCAAACTATTATGCGCTACAAAATTAACAAATAAATCTCAGAATATGCAACTGTTCGATTATATTTTTAATGTAGGAGGCAATTATACGGCCATAATTAACGGTATGACGGAGGCAACAGGCGATTTTTCCGCTAAGGTTGAGTCTGCCAATAATTGGGTTGGTAAACTGTCTTCTACACTTGCAGTTGTTGATTTGGCGCGTAATGCTTTTGAACAGATTGACAGTGCAGTAAAAACATTTAACGCAAGTGGAATAACCCTTGACAGCCAGATGCACGACCTCAGTGCTGTTGCCGGTGTGGTAGGCGAAGACCTTAAAAAGATTGAGGGGTATGCTCGTGAGAGTGCAAAAGCATTCGGTACCGATGCCGGTGTTGCCGTAGAGGGTTACAAACTTTTGCTTTCGCAATTATCTCCGGAACTTGGAAAATTTCCCGAAGCATTGCAGGCTATGGGTAACAGCATTCAGGTAACAAGCAAACTTATGGGTAATGACGGAGTCGCTGCTGCGGAAGTTTTAACAACCGCTATGAACCAGTACGGGGTAAGCCTTGATGACCCAATGGAAGCCAGCAGGAAAATGGCTGAAATGATGAATGTGATGGCTGCTGCCGGACAGGAGGGAAGTGCAGAACTTCCAGCCATAAAGGTTGCTTTGGAACAGTGCGGTATGGCTGCAAAGGCTGCAAATGTAAGCTTCGAGGAGACCAATGCCGCTATTCAGGTTTTGGATAAAGCGGGTAAAAAAGGCAGTGAGGGCGGTGTTGCATTGCGTAACACTCTTGCAATACTTGGTCAAGGTCGTTTCTTGCCGAAACAGACACAGGAGGAACTTGCTGCTGCCGGTATCGATGTGCTTAAACTTGCAGATACCAGCCTGAGCCTTAAAGACCGTTTAGATATGCTTAAACCGGTGCTTAATGATACTGCGCTGTTCTCTAAACTTTTTGGTATGGAGAATGCGAACGCAGCTCGTGCATTGGTGCAGGGCAGTGATGAGCTGGGCCGACTGACAACAGCAATCACAGGAACAGCATCGGCAGAGGAACAGGCAGCTATTGTAATGGATAGCTATGCGGAACGCCAGGCCCGCATAAACCAAAAGATAGAGGACTTCAAAATATCCCTTTTCCAAATGACAGGGGACTTTGGTATTTGGGTCGGTGCAGCAATGGGAATACTCACTCCACTTGCTCAAATAACCCCGTTGTTAATGGCTATGGGTAAAATGATGTCCTGGATAAAAGGTTTGCAATGGGCGTCAATGTGGTCAAGCATTAAGGGCTTTTTGTATGCGAGCCGAATACAGATGCTTATGATGAACAGGGAACTAATAACAGGGCAGTTTGCTTCTAATGGTTTCCTTATCAATATAACCCGTGCAACTTTGGCTGTTGTTCGTTTTGCAACGGTAGGTTTGTTTCAAGGGTTAAAAGCCTTAGGTGCATTTGTGCTGTCTCTTGTAACAGGTGGTGCAACCTCTGCGACATTTGCGACTATTGCATCCGGAGCTTTTGGAGCATTTAAGTTGGCTGCAACAACTGCGTGTCGTGCAGTCAGTGTGGCAATAATGAATATCCCTATTATTGGTTGGATTGCAGCTGCTATTGCAGCACTTATTGCCATAGGTGCATACTTCTGGAATACCTCTGCTAAATTTCGTGCAGTACTCAAAGGTTTGTGGGCTTCGTTCAAGACTGTTTTTACAGGTATTGGAGAGATGGCTAAACAAGTGTTTGGTGGTATCGGCGATCTTATAAAGGCAGCGTTCTCTCTTGATGGAGACGGTATTAAGGAGGCTCTTAATAGAATGAAAAGCGGTTTTGCCGACTATGGCAGTCAGGTAGGCAAGGCTTTTAATGATGCTTATAATGCCGAAATGGCTGCGTCAAAAGAGGAGCAGGAGAAAAAAGACAAGGAAGATGATGTACTTGCCGGTATTCCGCAGGTGGAAATCCCGGAAACTCCTGTAACCCTTGACCCGACGGCCGGCACACTTGGGACAGTCGGAACAGCACCAGCTTCTACCAGCGACAAGGTGAAGAATGTAACGGTGAATATTGAGAAGCTTGTTGAACGCTTTGAGATACACACCACCAATCTGCAGGGAGACATTTCGCGTGTCAAGGATATGGTAAGCGAAGCCCTGCTGTCAGCGTTGAACGATGTAAATTTAGCATAATGATATCACCAATAAGTTTTCAATTTGTGGCGTCGGGCGTAGCGACGCAGGTAAAGGGGTCGTTGTATAGGTTTAAGCCGTCGAGGACAGGAAAGAGCCCGAACTGGGATGGGAGAGGGAATGAGATAACGACAAATGAGCAAAGGAGCCCGATAACGGACAAGAGTTATTGGAAGGACCGTTATGTGCTATGTGAACTGACTTTAGAGAACCGCAAGAAGGATCGTCTTGTGATGAATGACGCAATTGTGTCGGTGAGCCGGACGAAGAATATCGTTACGACGCAGATTGTGGGGATGAACGGGACTGTTAAGGAGTATATCAGTGCGGGTGATTATAGTGTGAATATCGTTGTGGGTGTTGCTGCGGTGCGCGATGGTGTGATAGTCGATGAGTATCCGGCAGAGGGGTTGCGCGAGCTTCGTGCGTTCCTTGATGACAACGAGGCTTTAAGCGTGCACAGCGAGTTTCTTGAAGTGTTCGATATAACCAGCATTGTAGTGAAGAGTTTTTCGGTATCGCAGGACACGGCGAGCAATTACCAGGCAGTGAGCATCACGGCAGAGAGTGATGAGGAATACAATATTTACAGCACGGACTATTAAACAGCGTTTAAAACCCATTAAACATCATTTAACCGATGTATAGACTAACGGCAAAAATAGAGATAACAGGCTCAAAAAGTTGGAAGCTTGACAAGGTGACGGAGGTGGAAATCACGCTTGACACGGAGCAGCTTACCGACACGTGTAAAATCACGCTGCCCAAACGCATAAAATGGGACGGTGTGGCTGAAATGCCTGTGCGTCGAGGAGATGGGGTGAAGGTGTGGCTTGGCTATGATGACGATTTTCAATTGGCGTTCTCGGGCTACGTGCGCGATGTGGGTATTAAGACTCCAATAGTATTGACATGCGAGGACGAGATGTTTAAGTTGAAGCAAATGGCAACGGTAAAAAAGGCGTATAAGAGTGTAACGATTGAAACCTTGCTCAAGGATCAGGGGATAAGTTATCGGCTCAATGTTATGGGAGAGCAGAGCTTGGGACAGTATCGCGTGACTGCCGACACGGTAGCATCTTTGTTAGGTCACTTGCGAGAGAACGGCATCAGGAGTTTTTTCAGGTATGAAAATGGTGAGCCGGTGTTGTATTGCGGAGTGCTGTTTGAAAGAGAGGATAGCCCGACACAGGTATTTGAGACCGGTGTAAATATCATCAGCGACCAGAGCCTGGAACAGCAGCAGGCAGAAAATATAAGATTGCGCGTGAAGGCAATATCGTTGATGCCGAACAACAAGAAAATCAAGGTTGAGGTGGGCGATGCAGACGGGGAACACCGCACGCTGCACACCTACAACAAGACGGAAAGCGAACTCAAAGCGTGGGCGGAACAGGAGATAAAACGGTTGAAACGCGACGGTTTGAAAGGCAGTTTCACGACATTCGGGGCAAAACTTGTGGATAAACTTACCGCCATAGGGATAAAGATAGATGGTGAAAAAAAGGGGGTGTATCAGGTGGCGAAAAATGTAATAAAATATGGCACCGGAGGTTTCCGTCAGGAGATAACTTTGGGAGCAAGAATAGGAGAATAAAATCAGGAAATATCATGAATAATATAGCAGACGCGATAAGGAGAATGGCACAGAGCGGGCGACAAACGGTAAGCATGGTATGCACGGTTGACGTGGTAGATAAGGATGCCCGGACGATTGATTGCACTCCGATAGATGATGGTGCTCCGTTGCTTGGAGTGAACTTGCAGGCCAACCAGGATAGCAAGTGGGGAGTTGTAATATATCCCCGAGTGGGGAGCTATGTTGTGGTTGGTTTCGTGGCTGACGGCAATGCCGGTGTTGTGCTGATGACGGATGACATTGAGAGCATCGAGGTTGTGGTGAGCGACAAGACCAGTCGTGTGGTGATTGACGAGGAACGAGTGCGCATCGATGTGGGCGAGGAAACGAGCGCGGAGCTTACGAAAGATGGCGTTGTGCTGAATGGTGGCGAGCTGGGTGGACTGGTTAAGGTAGAGGAATTGACGAGTAAGTTGAACGAGTTGATTGATGCGTTCAACAACCATACCCATACATTGATGACAGGAACGGTTAATGTCGCCGGTTCGGCCACGGCCCAATCGAATGCGGCACCTATAACAGTTCCGGCTATCACGAGCAAGCACACGAAAGTGTCGCGAGGCGATTATGAAAACGAAAAGGTGAAGCAATGACCGAGAGCCTCGGCACGCAATAAGTCAAGAGGCTTGACACCCAATTAAAACAAATAGGAACGAAAAAATGAAAGGTATATTGATAGACAGCGAAACAGGCGACCTATTGGTTGAAAATGGCGGATTGGTAGTTGGAGACACGGAGGCCCAGACGGTGGAGGCGGTGCTTGTGGCTAACCGTGGCGAGTTTAAGGAGTCGCCATTGATAGGTGGCGAGGCGATGCAGATGCTTGGCGGGGTGGTCGATGTGATGTGGCCCGGGCGGGTGAAGAAAATGCTGCGAGCTTGTGGAGTGGAATGCGAGCGGGTAAAGGTAGATAATGGGGAGGTAATAATCGAGTAGTCGAGAGCCTCGGCACACAATAAATGAAATATAATGGGAACAGTAAAGGTGAAGGATAGACAGACGCTGCTTGATGTGGCTATTGAGACGAGTGGGAGCCTTGAGGGGCTTATGGATTTGGCGATAGCGAATGGGCGGAGTGTGACGGCAGCGCTTGAGGATGGTGAGGAATTGGAGACGGTGGAGGTGGCAGATGCGACGGTTGTAGAGCGATATGCGGTGGAGGGTGTTTGTCTTGCCACAGAAGAGGAAAATTGAAAATTGAGAATTAAATATATCAATATATGAGAACGATACAGGAAATCAAGGAAAGCATGACGAGTGCGTTCATGGCAAACGAGGATGCGGCACGGATATGGGGCTTCACTGTTGGTACCCCATGGAATGAGGTTATGGGTAGAGTGAGTGTGGAGAATGTGCTGATGTGGGTAGTTGCAGTGTGCTGCCATGTGGTGGAGGGATTGATGGATGCCCACAAGCGAGAGGTTGACGATATGCTTAGCGCCCGATTACCTCATGGTTTGAGATGGTATCGAGAAAAGGCTTTGATGTTTATGAAAGACAAGGAGCTTAAAATGGATAGCGACGAGTATGACACCAGTGGAATGAGTGAGGCAGATGTTGCAGAATGCCGAGTGGTGAAATATGCGGCAGTTGAAGAGGATGCTCAGACGGGTATTCTGATCCTTAAAGTCGCCGGGGAGGCTGGCGATGGAACCCGGCAACGGCTGGGGGAAGAAGAGGAGATGATGTTGCGCAACTATATGAATGAGGTGAAGGATGCTGGAGTGTTAATCAATATAATCAATCGGGAAGCGGACGTTTTTGGCTGCGAGGTTGATGTGTATTATAACGCAAATCTTGATGCAGAAGAAATAAGGAAGAATGTAGAGGAACGGATAAGGGGCTATGTTGCGAATTTGCCGTTTAATGGTGAGTATCATGATATGGGGCTTGTTAATGAGTTGCAGGGGGTGCAAGGAGTAAAGGTTGTGGATTTAAAAAACTCATGGAGCGGGATTGATGAAGATTCGCGAGCCTCAATTATAGGTCTTGCCTATCCGGTGAGTGGCTATTTCAAGGTGGAAGGAGTGAATATAAATATGAAGCCTTATGGAAAGTATTTATGATGTTGATATAAAGAGATTAATAAAACTGCTATTGCCGATGCGATGGCGCAATGCAGGGTTATTGGCATTGATTAGGGCCTTGACAGAACCAATAGCCGGACTGCCGGCAGAGGTGAAGAATTATAAAGCGAAGCAAGAATATCGAATGAGTTATAACGGACAGGTGTGCCGGTTGCGCGGGTTGCTGAATGATGAGTTTGATGCGGATGAACGCCGAATAACAATAGTTGATGCAAAAGGCGATGATGCAAACAGATATTTATTTGTATATGCGAGGGGTGATGGTCAAAATGTGTTATTGCCTCGAATGGTAAGGGAGAGGCACAGCCCGTCGTTGGATAAATGGGATTTTGAGGTAAATGTTCCCATGGAATTGAAGGAAAAAGAATTGCGTATAAAAGCGATTATAAATGAGTATAAACTTGCCTCGAAGAGGTATAAAATAAATTATATGTAAAGATGGATAAGGTAATAGGAAATTACGGAGGTCAAGCTGATAACAGTTTCCCGCTTGATTGTGGCACGCTTGAGGCGTTGCAGACAAATACACGGTTGGTAGAGTTGCTTGGTAATATCGCCGGTGATAAGATAATTCTGAGTGGTTGTGAACTGAATGCAGAGGGCACGGAGCGCAAGGAGGGTTATGTTTTTTTGCGTACCCGGGATTACCCTATGGGTGAGATATTGCGATGGGCAGGAGGCAGTGTATTTTCGGGCATGAAGATAGTGACGGAAGATGTTCAAGTTGTGACAGAAGGGAATGTTTATTCGAAAGCATACAGCCGCAGGTATCTTGTTTCGGGTTATGGCGGGGAACACTATGATTGGGAGGATTTCAGGGAGCCATATTCGGAGAGTTTGCTGAAAGTTAAACAGGTACTAACTGAAGCGGAACAGGAGATTGCCCGAGAAAACATAGGAGCGGCAAGCGCTAAGATTCTGAGCGGTTTGGAAAATACGATTAATGGATTGGATTCTTATTCCAAGGTGCTGCATTCATTAATTGTGGGGTTGACTCAAGGAAAACAGGCGAAGCTTGTCGATGGGGAGACAATAAAGACGATTAATGGTCATTCGTTGCTTGGAGGTGGGGATATTACGTTGCCTACCGTTGAAGGCGTTGAGGTGCCGGATTTGAGTGGCTATCTGACCAAATCGGGGGCAAGGGAGGAATATACAAGGAAAGCAGATGTGGGGCTCTTTGATGTTGACAGATATTATCCTGCGGTAGCAAGTGAATATCATAACTCGGCGAGTGCGCGTAATTCTGTGCCTCATGCGGCGAGACGTAAGGGGCTAACGATAACCTACCAGACGGGGGACGGTGTTCATGTAGTGGAACGGTTTGTTGGTAGCGGTGCGCTTGATTTGAGTACGGAGAGGGATTGGAGTAACAATAATTATTGGTTGCGCGAGTTCCCATACGTTATAAATATTCATGATTTCAAGAGTCTTGCTGAAGGTGAATATTTTAGTGATTTGACTGATGCAATCAGATGGGTACCTAATTGCCATAAACGCCCCGGGGTGATTGTTACATGCCAGACGGGTGTGGGTGAATGGTTGTTGAAGCGATTTATCGGAACCGGAAGTGCAGACTGGTATGCTACCGGCAGCAAATGGGTTGATATAGACACGGTGCGCCGTTCGGTGAGTGTTGTTGTTGCAGCGTATGACTCAACGGAGGATGAG